TGTATGAAACTTGGAAGCCATTTGTACTTGATCTTCGTGCAATTCTTTAACTTCGCTAGCTAATTGACGAGTAACAAACTCTTTCATTAGTTTAGCATCGTTGTGCATTTTTACTGCATAACGTGCTTTAGCTTCTGCTAATTGATTACGATCTTCTACAAACTGCTGAATTTCCTCTTTTAATTGATCGCCTAACATGCGGTCAATTGCTTCTACCATAACCTGACGGTCATGTTCGTAGCGTTGAGCAAATTCTTCACGTAGCTGTTGAGTTACTTGTGTACGGTTCTCGACGATGCGAGATTCCCAAGCGGCCTCAATAGATTCTTTGATCTCTTCCGAAACCACATTGTTCTCAAACAAATTCTTTAGTGCGTCCAACATGTGATTCTCCTTCTTATTGGAGTTTGCTTATTATACCTAATAAGCTCTCTTTGAGATATTTTTGTGCTTTAGGGTCACCTTTAACCTCTTGCGCTATGCGTAAGGCATTATAACCACCGCGACTATTCATCAGGTGTTCATAAATTGGTGTAGGGTATGCGCCAGGGGCACTAGGTTGAGCTACCACATCAACTGTGATAATCTCAAAATCTGATACTTCACCGGAACTGCCATCGCTGACATTTCCGGATCCGCGGCTTGATACTCCTAACTTCACTCCACTTTCTAACATAGTTTTCACTAGTTGTCCCATAGGTGTTGGAAGGATTTTTAATTTTCCATAACCGTCTGCGCCATCCATCCACATTTCTGTGATCATATGGCTCACACGGTCAAGGTTGATTCTTAAGTCATCTGGATGATCTACTTCGCCTAATACTGAATAGCCGCCTGCGATTTGATCGTTCAGGGTCTTGACAGCCCTGGCAATTTCACGTCCAGGATAAACTCGCTGATTTTGATTCCTTTTATCGCCTTGAATGAAAATACCCTTCATATAAAGGTTCTTTCCATTCTCGCCGTCGGATTCAACGACCACTTTCGCTTGGTCGAAACTCAGGTTTTCACGAAGATAATTCATCGTCATCTACTTACTTTGCTCTTTTAGGAGCGCCATTTAACGGGCTATCAGCACTTCTGTCGCCATTGTCGCCAGTTGCTTTTTTCTCAGCGCCGTGTCCTGGTTCTTTCTTTTTAAACGCTGTCTTACCTGCGTTACCGCCTGGGACATTAACGTTACCAAAGTTTTCTTCTTTAGTTGATGGATTTAACAAACCGCCTTTTGTGCCGCCTGTTGTGCTTTCTCCACCTTTTACGATATTAGCAGTTGTACCGCCCATATTGTTTGCTTTTGCTACGATAGACTTGGCGTTTGCACCGTTGTCACCGTGCTTTGGGTTTCCAACTTTCTCTACGTATTCACGCATAAAGCTGTCGTCTGATTCTTCATCATCCATTCCGCCCATGTCGTCATCGCCCATGTCGTCCATTCCGCCCATGTCGTCGCCACCGGCTTCGTCACCCATTAATGCTTCAAATTCTGCACGTAGGTCGTCAAGTGCATCTTCTAGGTCAACTACGCGATCTTCAATATCGCCTTCGCCGCCCATGCCTTCTTCGTCGCCTTCGTCGCCTGCATCGATGTCGCTTACAAAGTCGTCACCAGCGTCGCCGCCGATATCGCCTGAATCTTCTTCATCGCCTGCTTCGGCAAAGCCAAAATTCTCATCAAGGTCTTCTTCGTCTTCATCCTTAGCTTCGTCGACTACTTCTTCGTCGTCTTCAGCAGACTCGTCCATTTCTTCTTCTTCGGCTTCTTCTGTTGTGAAGTCTTCAGAAAGAATGTTTTCATAGATTTCGCGGGATTTTTCAACTACTAGTTGATGGAAAAGCTCTTTGGCTTTGTCACTTTCTTCATTAACAAGATGCTCTAGCATCTGCTCGAACTTTGATCGATCAGTCATGTTTATCTCCTATATGTTGTATTGCAAGGCTGTCAAATATATTTACACTTAATTGTAATATTAAGGGTATAATGGTGGTTTTTTAGACGATTTTAGAAAAAAAATCGTCATCGAGTTATTTATTACGCGGCAGGTGCTGCCGGTGTCATATACATTTGCTGTACTAACTCTAATTCTTTTTCCTGTTCTAAGATATGGCTTTCTGAAGCTTTTCGCAATTCGTTAATCTGTCTTAACGTTAATCTTGTCTTACGTGTATCTTTTCTTTTTAAAGGACTATCGTCGTGGCCAGATGAGTATTGCAAGTCATTTGATATTGACTGCATATCTTTGTCAGCGTAAAATAATTCTCTAAGTATCATGGTAGTATTTATGCCGCTGGTGGAGGAGTTGCAACCGGCGGAGCACCTGCACCCGCTGCTCCCGGAGCAGCTCCAGGCATCTCGCCTTCACCCACTTCTGGTGGTGCAGAATCATCAGATAAGTCACTTAGATCACTTTCAATACCTGCTGAACTAATGCCTGCGCCACGTAATTCACCTGAACTATCAGTTGCAATAGTCTTACCTTTGCCGTTTTCTTCCGACCACATGCGTTCGTTTTCTGCTAGCTCTTCATCGCTCATTCCTAAGAAGCGTTTCATAGCGAAACGCTTGCTCATAAACGGAATCTGACTCATAGTTTGGAACTGTGGCACACGCTGTCCATCTAGCTCTGCTTGACGGTATGTAGCAAAGTTTTGCGGTGCTTGGAACTGTAATTCAAATAAACTTGAGTCAATGTTAACACCACGATCGTACAAGTATAACTTAAATTCTTGATCAAATTCGTCTTGCATTAGACTTTGCAAGCGTTGGCAATAGTTATTAAAACGCAATTCTTGAATGTAAGCAGTACCCACACGACCGTCATTGTATTGTGCTTGACTGTCATCTGCACCTGTTGGCAAGTAGCTTGACGGAATACGTAACCCGCGGAATAACTTGTTAGTAAAATAGCGTAGATCGTCAATTTCACCTAAGTTAGTGCCACCGGGTAGTGTTTCAACTTTACTTCCGCGACCTTCTGCTGTCTGCGGGAAAAAGTAGTCTTCGTTGATACTTAACGGATTGTAAGCAGAGTCAATAACGTTAGTGCCGCCGCCCGTAGCACTAGGTAATCTACGTTGATGAATTTCGTTTTTAACACGTTCAACAAAGCTCATAGCCAAGTGACTTGGCATATTGCCTACGTCAATATAAAAGATTCTACGCTCTGGAGCACGTTGTATACGATAGATTAAAATAGCATCTTCAAGCAATTCTTTTTGTTTAAACACCTTAAAGATGTTTTCTAACAAGCTATTACCAAAAGGAAAGTTCTGATCTAATCCTTCACTTAGGCTCAAATGTATTACATGTTTTGCATCTACTGCCACTTCATTTTGACTGTTACTAAATCGTGTGCCGTTGTTAATTGGAAACGCACCAGCCATTGATCCACCGCCAGCATGTTGATTGCCGCGAGCGTTAGTAGTTGTTTGATTAGGTGTAATCTGTGTTACAGTCAAGTTCTGAAAGTTAGGATTTAAGTCGCGGATAACATATTGTTCTGGTGCTTTACCATCGCTTTCGTTTACAATAATCTTAGTAATCTTACCTGGATCAATGTAATTCCACTTCTTATTTTCTGGGTCGCGAACAAAGAACGCATCGCCGTATTTGAACACGTTACGCACGATACGGAAGATTCTAGTTTCAAATTTTTGTAGTTTACACCACTGCTGTAAGTACTCGCGAAGGATAGCAATTTCGCTATTTGTAGCTTTATTTCTGTAGAATAAATTAAACGGAGTTTGGTTTTCTTTGTTCTTTTGACTGCAAAATTCTGCAATGATATCTAAGGCAGCATTAACTTCACTGTCCATATCCATAGTGTCGTACTGTTGATAACGGTCAATACGGTTAGGTGCGCCGGTGTATACGTCCGGTAAGTAGCTGGAATAGTTTGCACGAGCTGGTCCCGGACGCGACGACCCGTTACCCATTGGGCTGTAATTACCAGATGTTGTATCAGTTGTTACAGGTGTAAAGTATTTTTTCCAGCTCATTTATTATCTCGTTATTT